GGCGCGAACGCGATTGCCATTGGCCAAGCGGCTGGCAATACTAGCCAAGGCGCCAATGCGGTGGCCATTGGCTCGAATGCGGGTAGTAGCAACCAAGTCGCGAACGCGATTGCCATTGGCCAAGCGGCTGGCACTACTACCCAAGGCTCCAATGCGATTGCGATTGGCTCGAATGCGGGTAATAGCAACCAAGTCGCGAACGCGATTGCCATTGGCCAAGCGGCTGGCAATACTAGCCAAGGCTCCAATGCGGTGGCCATTGGCCAAAACGCAGGGTTTTCAAATCAACCCGCCAATTCTATTATCTTAAATGCCACGGGTAATGTTAATAGCTCGAATCAAACCACAATCAGTGCTTTTTATGTCGCTCCCGTTCGAGCAGCGACTACGACGTCCTCTGGTATTTTGGAATACAATACGATATCGAATGAAATAACGTATAATACATTACAAACAGTAACTAATATTAATGCTTATTTTAATCGGACTTGGACGTTATTGACTAGTAATCTTACGCTAGGTAATGGTATTCCTTTGAGTTATACCAACCCACGTACGTACCCGGTTGAAATGGTAATGACCGTTCTGTATTCTTCTAGTGATGCAGCAACCTATTATTATGTGATGAGTATAGCAAATCCTCTTTTTACAATGTACAATTCCCTACCATTTGATTATTTATCGCAAAATATACCGTCGTATCAAACATTAAATTATACGGTAAGGATAGGGGAAACTGTATCAGTGGCGTATTTTTATACTGGTATATTTTCATTTACTTGGCGAGTTTATATTTTATCTTAAAATTGATTTATATAATTATATATATATCAATAACAATTTCTCACACGATGTCTGCTAAAATGCCTGCTACGCATGCACGCGACGCGCTCATTGAATTCGACGCCGCCCCCCACAAATATACTTGTGCAGGGGAAGGCGGTTATATGTCAGTGACGACCTGGAACCATTCGCATTTCCCCCATTTTGACGCGGACGCCATCATAAAGAAAATGCGACTCGATAAGCCCACGTGTAAATATTATGGCCAAACACCCGAACAAATTAAAGCCGGATGGGACCAGAATAGGGATGAAGCGGCGGCATTGGGCACCGCGATGCATGCGGCGATTGAACAATACTTTGAGGGCAAGCAGAGCAGCCCCCTACAACCCCCACTTTGTGAAGGTGGATGCCCTGCGAATGAACTTCAAAATGTAAAGCCCGATGCATCTGCCAAGGGGGGAAATTCTTGCGGTCTGCCCCCCAATTTTATATTGTTTCTGAAGGACCACCCTGACCTACGCTGCTACCGGACGGAATGGATGATTTTCGACGAAGATGTCAAGATAGCCGGTTCGATTGATTTTGTCAGCGAAAACGCGGACGGCACTTTAACGATTTACGACTGGAAACGCTGTAAGGAAATAAAGAAAACCAATAGTTTTGGCGACAGTGCCTTGACCGAATGTATTGCGCATTTGCCCGATACGAATTACTGGCATTATGCGCTCCAGCTCAATACCTATAAAACTATTTTAGAACGCAAATATGAAAAAAAGGTGAAAGCCATGTTTCTGGTCGGTTTGCATCCCGCGCTGCCATCCTATCAGCTGTTAAAGGTGCCGGAATTACGACAAGAAATGGAAGATTTGTTTGCTGGAAGGCTGCTCTGCTTGCCCCCCAATACTAATTAGGACAGCTCAGCATTCAACCACTGTAAGATGTTAACCCATTCGTATTTTTTTGTTAAGACTTCGCGCGCCAAGGTCCCATGTTCCTGTGCCAACTCTTTATCCAGATAATACTTTTCCAAGGCCGCGGCAAAATCCTCGGCTGCGCACACTTGGATATAACCTTGGTGGTCTTCCGTCAAGGGTGCGAGGTACAAGTCGATTTTCGGCGCGATGAGTGTCGCATACGCCGGCGTGAAAATATCCGCCAAGCCCCCCACCTGACTCACGATTTGCGGCTTGCCGACACCCGCATGCTCCAGATTACACAAGCCAAACCCTTCCCCCAAGCATGTATTCAAGCCTACGTCGCTCGCATTGTACAGCGCATTTAATTTCTCATCAGGCAAATAGTCATTGCTATTGCGAATGAAAATGTGCTGAAGCACCACTTTCTCGTAATCCGCACCTCGTTTCAAGCAACAAATTTTAATCAGTTCCAAAAGATTGTAGCCTTGCTTGCTCTCTTGCAGCATATTCAGAAAGAGTTTTAGCTGGGGTTTGTAGTTGTATTTCAATAAGAAGATGAGAAAAGCCTCAATGGTTATATCGTGTGCCTTGCGATAGGCATTGCGGTTGGTATTGAGGATAAGAAAATCGTCGGGCGCAAACCCCATTAACGCTTTACTGGCGACGGTATCGCGTGGCTGGAATATCTCGGTGTCAAACCCGTGAGGCAAGATGGCAATTTTTGCCGCCGGCAAACCCAGCTGGATTAAATTCCGCTGCCAACAGTCGCTGAACACAAAAATGCGGTCCGCCCAGATTTGGATATTCTGGAAATGCTGGAGGCGTTGGTAGGTGTAGACCAAATCAAGATAGATACAGAGTTTGAAGTTTTTCTCGATTTTAGTGAGAATAAATTCATTCAAGATGCGGTTAATCACAATGACATCGTTGTAAAGAAAGACCAGGTCTGGTTTCAGCTTTGCGATTTGCGCACACATGATATCGACGCCATACATTTCCGCGGACGCTTCTGTCCGTTCCGCCAGCGCATCAATAAGGTGAATGAAAGGATGGATAGCGCGCTCAATCGCGCTGTTCGGGAAATTCGAGATGCCAAAGTAATGGACTTCGTGGCCCGCGGCGGCTAACGCATTCGAGAGAATACTGCCGATACGCGCATAACCTGTGGGTTGGGTCGGATAAGTGGCGAAAAAGAGAATACGCATTACGATACTTAAGCCATTAATATTTAAATGTAAACACCTTAAACAATTATGGAACAAATGGTCTGCTTGAGTGGTTTGCCGCGCAGCGGGTCGACCCTGCTCTCTGCTATCTTAAGTCAAAATCCGCTGATTCACGCCGAAGGCAATTCGGCCGTGTGCCAATTCATCTGGGATATCCACCAATCGGGCACTCTACATGCGTCCGAACAATTACATGGCAATAACCGCACCAAGACAGTGGGCGACATGATTCAGGCGGTGCCGCGCATTTATTACAAAGATGTCCCTGCTACGAAGAAAATCATTGTGGATAAATGCCGCTCGTGGACCATCGCCGCCAATGTGGAACTCTTGAAAAAATACATTGACCCGCATATTAAAATTATTGTGTTAGAGCGGTCGGTCGAAGCCATTATGAAATCGTTTATGAAACTCTATGTCAAGAACAATTGGCCTACCGAGAAAATAAACGCAACCTTGAAAGCGCTGCTGACACCCGGTGCCGAACCAATTATGCGGTCGATTTATGGCATTAATCTGGCGAAAAAGAACAACGCCCAGCAAAACTTTTTGTTTATTCAGTATGACGACCTTATCGCACAGCCAGCGGAAACCCTCCAGCGCATTTATACTTTTTGTGGGTGGGCGCCTTATGCGCACGATTTTCAACAGGTCGTGAATACACATCCAGAGAACGATGCTTATTATGGGTTGAAAGATTTTCATACCATACGGGCCACGGTGGGCAAAGAGGAAAATACGGTAGTGTTGCCGGCTGACATAGGGGGGCTGCTGCCCCCCTGACCCCCCGCAACTAGGGGGGAGAGCTAGGGTGGGAGCTAGGGTGAAAATTTAATCTCTCTTTTTTAAATATATACCTAGCCATTAACAAGCCGCCAATCCAAGCTCTGACCCAAGCCGCGACCCCAAGCCGCGACCCCAAGCCGCGACCCCAAGCCGCGACCCCAAAAACAAAAACCCTAGCTCTCCTCCTTAGCAACGGGGGGCCGTGGGGGGTGTCCCCCCAACCCCAACCCGAAATGTTATAAAAAAAAACTTAAATATACCTTCAGATAGATGTGTATATGTTTAATACAACGACTATTCCAACGATTGCCGAAACAAGTAATGTCTCTGCTTTTCTGCATGTATCCATGATTCTCTCCTTAAGTATTTTGGTGGGCGGCGCATTTATGGAACTTTTTCTTTATCGGATAAGAGAGAAACATCGCTTGGAGGAAAGCGATAGCGAGGAGGCGAGCGACGAAGAAGACTACTGTACCAGTTATTATGAGGAATTTCAGGCTTTAGCAACGCGTGTCTTAACAGATGACGAATTACTAAATTTAAATACGAAAATTGTACGGGAATACGTAGCCGAGAAGGTGGAGGTGATTTTGACCTACGATAAAAACACTGAAACGTTTTGGTATTATACGGATAAACTCAAGGATGTCTCTTATGAGATGTTGGAAACGGTTGCGCGAAAATTTGCGATTGAAAATGATTGTAAAGCAATTTGCTTGGCAGGCGAAGCAGAAGCAACTACCGAAGCATGCGAAGCAGCAGCACCATGCGAAGCAGCAGCACCATGCGAAGCAGCAGCAACTACAGAAGCAGCAACTACAGAAGCAGCAACTACAGAAGCAGCACCAGCAAGCGTTTTTGCCAAATTTAAATCCTATAATACGGGCGGCAAAGGTGCGCCGCCGAATTTTACTTCCGTGGTCAAGGTTGTGGAACAAATGAACCATTTCCGCTATAAAGGCAAACTCTGTGATTACGCCGAAGCTACCAAAAAAAAGATAGAAGAACCTACCCTGGATTATCAAGCTTTTAAAAAACTTAGCGAAGAAAATAAAACCTTGTAGTATTATAGTATGCCAGACAAAGCACCTAAAGCAGAGAAAGCACCTAAAGCAGAGAAAGGAGAAAAAAAAGCAGAGAAAGGAGCAGAAGAAAAAAAAGATGGAGAAGAAAAAAAGGATGGAGAGAAAAGCGCAGCAGTGCCAGGTTCAGATAAAAATGCGGATGGCAAATGTGTTGGCAAAGACTCTTGTCCAGCACCTCCAGTTAATTTTTCAGCCCCAAAAATCAGTCTCGACGCGATGAAAGAAAATTTTGATAAAAAGGTCAGAGAGAGTGGAAAAAAAGTGATAACAGCTTTAACCAATCCAGCCAAATGCGCTGCTCTTACGTTAGGTGCCGTACCAGCCATGATTGACGGTGTTTTCAATGCCTTCGCTGGAGGGATTGATAAAGTAGCCAACTCTTTTAAAGGGGCTACGACGGCCGCCGCGGACCAAGGGTTTGATGGGTTGTTGGCGCCCTTTAAAATCGCCCGCGCAATGATTATGACAAAAATGCAAAATATAATACAGAGTATTACTCTAGAACCCGGATTTTTGGATAAACCGGAATTTAAAGGTATGGCCATTAAAGAAGTAGCTGACAAGGTCGTGGAAAAGGCCGGGTTTAAGAGCGATGTGTTAAGTAAAGCCTTAGAAACGGCCGAATTTCGCGGTATTTTTAAACCATGGTTTCAAAAGTATATCGATTCCTTGATGAAAGTGCTAAAAATTGCGCAGCCGGAAATAGACCGGATAAATGCGGAAGTAAAAGCGATTATTGAAGGCATGGGTACGAATGTCGGTGATTCCGTCGGCCGCGCGCTAACCAATGTGATTGTCTCGGCCTTAGGCGCGTTGCCGGTGGTAGGTGGTATCGCCAGCGTGATTAATGCCGCCGACCAAATGGGCAGCAAATTTACCGAAAAATGTGGACCGATAGTTGCCAAAGCGGCAGGTATTTATGTACCCGTCGTACAGGGAATTAATAAACAAAAAAGTCGACTAGATTGTGAAATTGATAAAATATCGCATAAATTAGACCCATTGTTTGCCAAATTGACACCTAAACAGTCAGGTGGCGCAAGAAAGAAAATAAAAACAACAACGCGGCGGGTCAATTATTTATTAAAACGATTTACCTGTCGGCGAAACTGTAAAACGAATTATTCTCGGCGGTTAAAGCGCCAATAATTTTTTACTAATGCGAATTTTCTTTGGTGCCTTTGCTTCTTCTTTCGGTGCTTCTTCTTTCGGCACTTGTATCTGTGCCTTCGGCACTTGTGTCTCTGCCTGCTGTGCTTGCCATTCTTGAAACCCAATACTTTTGACTAAACTGAACGATGTTTCCAAATGCGAGGCGGCAATATGTAAGACTTTTTGTTCCATGGGTGTCAGCTGGCTCAAATAGGCGGATAACATTTCACCGGTCATGTTTTATAAGTTTGCTTTCTATTTCTTTTTCTTAATCAATTTTTTAAATAAAAAAATTGATTTGCTTTTTGTAAAGTTTTTAAATAATAAACAACCGAAAAAATGGCCAACAACGCAACAAGCAACGCAGCAAACAAAGTAGCAAAAGTAGCAAACAACGCAGCAAGCAAAATATTCCGTTATAAATTGAGTGATACGATTATGGCTAGTATAACTCAATTTGCGCATATCCATCAATTTGACGACCGACACCAGTATAAAGAAGCCTGGACGTTTTGGTTAACCGACCATCAAGCGGCTGTCCAATGCGAAATCGCCCGGCTCCAGCAGTTAGATTATACCGGCGATATTGTCGATAAAATGTTTAAAGCTGGCCGCTATTATTTTCGGGGAAAGGCGCCGAAAGAAATCAAAACAAAAAATAAACGCGAGTATATTGTCATGCATCCCGTCATGATTCAAACGATGGATATCCATTTGCGGGGTTTGATGGCACAACCCAATTTTAAACCAGCCTTGGCCTATAACCTCTTTTGTGAACAGCACCCGGAATTGGTGCAGGCCGAAATTCGGCGGTTAGCCGATACCATTAGCGGGGAAAAGATGTCGGCGAAATTAAAAAAAACCTATAAGAATCGGTATTTTAGTTTACAACATTGATAACACGCTTACAGCATTGCTAACGCTTATAGCATTGCTAACGCTTACAGCATTGCTAACGCTTACATCGGGCAGCCGGCTGGGCCGCAGCCGCCCACTTTCGGCACACTACCGCACGTACCATCGCCACCTTTCATTCCTTTTTTTTTCAGATATTTAGCCACCTTCTTTTTACAGCTGCCGCACACTTTAATTTCGGCCAACACTTCTTGGAGGTCGCTCGCTGCGGCAGGGCTGCTGCTTTTGCTTGAGCTTTTGCTTGGGCTACTGCTTTTGGGGCTGCTGCCTTTATTTTTCTTTGTTTTCCCCTCTCCCTTCTTTTTCCGCGCAAACGTTTGTGCTTTGCCTTGTTCATACAAAGGATGTTTGCCTTCTTTAATTTGTGCCCATTCCTTTTTGGCGACAGGCATAATATCGTTAATCGATGGGGATTTGCCTTTGGCTTTTTCTTCGCTCAGCTTCAGTTTAATCAACTCTAACCAAGACATCGGTTTTTTGCTCATTTATATAATAAGGATAAAAAAAAATAAAGAATAATATATAGCTAAAATAAATAATAAAAAAATTGAATTAATATTAATTCAATTGTTAGAAGCAAAATAGCAAAAATGGTGAAAAACGCAGGTGGCAATAAAAGCAAGAAGGTCGCGCGAAAGAATGTCTCTTATTCCACGACGCAGGATGTACGCAAGGCCACAGACGCAAGTGAAATGTATGCGGCAGTCTTGAAAATGTATAGCAGTAGCCGGTGTAGTGTATTGGGTGCCGACGGGAATACGTATCAATGTACCGTTCGGGGCAAATTCTTGAAAAATAAACGCAGTGGCGAAGGGCTAGTCAATGGTGCCTGGGTGCTTATCGGTTTTTACGATTGGGAAGTGCGCAGCGATGGCAGTAAGAAATGCGATTTGTTAGAAATCTATTCTAATCTCGAAAAAGATAAATTAAAGCAGTTGGAGATGCGGCATTTGGCGGAGCTGATAAAAATCGACAGCAATGAAGGCAATTGTACCTTTTCAAACTTTCATATAGAAGAATCCAGTCAGGAAGATTCAGAGGAGGAGGCGCCGGCTGGTCCTGCTGCGCTTGGTCCTGCTGCGCTTGGTCCTGCTGCGCTTGGTCCTGCGCTTGAACCCGCTAAAGTGGAGCCACCAAAAAATGAAACAGCCCAAGAACAGCTCGACTGGCTCACTATTTCCGACCGCGATATTTAAGACCAACTGAATAAACTATAAAACCAACTCTTTTTTTCTTTTGGTGCTACAGCTACTTCGTTTGCTACTTCGTTTGCTGCTACTTCGTTTGCGTCTGCTTCGTTTGCGTTTGCTTCTACTGCGTCTGCTGCTACTTCGTTTGCGTTTGCTACAGCTACTTCGTTTGCTACTTCGTTTGCGTTTGCTGCTACTTCGTTTGCGTTTGCTGCTACTTCGTTTGCGTCTGCTACAGCTACTTCGTCTGCTACTTCGTTTGCTACTTCGTTTGCTATAATATCACTCGCCCATTGATATTCTGGCACATCTAACATAGTTAAAATAGTTGGCCAGGAGAGGGGGGGTGTATCATATGCTTGCGATGCATATGCTTGCACCGGTAAAGATGTTTTCTCGCAATTTTGCCGTAAGTGTGTCAGTACTTTACGATAAATCATCATACAATTACGCAGCTGTTTGGCATTTAACTTAACATTTGTATCACCATATGTATAATATGCCGCCACTTCATAAGAAAACCACCCCCAACTAAATGATTTTTCCCGCGGTAAATTGAAGCACAAATCGCTGCTGGGTTCGATAAAATAATCTTGTTTTAATTGTTCTACTACGCTGGCAAGGATATATTGATATAATCTCTCTTCTTTATGATTTTTTAACATAAGCACACACGGTTTCAAGAGCGACCACCCACCCATTTTGAATAAACCATTGTAGGCTTCAACCACTAAATAATCGAGCAGGGGTTTGTTTTCCGACGATGTATGTGCCGACGATGTATGTGCCGACGATGTATGTGCCGACGATGTATGTGCCGACGATGTATGTGCCGACGTCGTTTGTATAAAGCCTTTCAAAAGCGCACAAGCCATTTCCGGCGGCGCATGGCGATAAGTATGTAGAATCAATTTATAAAGCACAGGAAAATAGGTCTGATAATTAGAAAAAATTGCTGACAAGAGAGATGCGGTCATTTCGGTCACTGCTTCGCTATTCTGTGCCTTTATTTGTTCTACCAGTGCGATAATTTGCTCCTCTGGTGCGATAATTTGCTCCTCTGGTGCGATAATTTGCTCCTCTGGTTCGATAGTTTGCTCCTCTGGTGCGATAGTTTGCTCCTCTGGTGCGATAGTTTGCTCGTCGCACATTTATGTATGTTCTTTTTTAATCTTTAAGTTTTTTTTAATGCGCATTGTTTTCTGTTTTTTCGGCCGCCAGGTGATTCTTTTCGTCTGAGTCGTGGGCAAGGCGGCCTCGGTCGTGTAGATAAAATACAAAGCATTCAAATCTTGAAACATTCCAATGGAAGCCTGGTAGTGAATATCTTCCAAATACTTTTCCGAGGTGAGAAACCGGCCTGATACATGGCCCGACACAGGGTCACTGACAAAATTCTGTATCTCTTCGGGTTGCAAATCAATATTATAGCGTAAAATATCCACCAGTTTATAATGGACGTGTTCGCGTATTTGGCAGTGCTTGACGAGCGCTAGTAAGCGGTCGCGGGTTAAACAACCCGTCTCATCCAAAAAACACGTTTGTGTATCGACTGCTATTAAATCTTTGTTTTTCACATAGAGTAAAAAAAGTGCGACCGCTGTCAGTGGCGCGGGATAGAAATCGTTATAACTGTCTTCTTCGGCTTTAAAATTATCGAACCAACTGGTATCTAAGTGTTCGTCCTCGCTAAAGTCGCTTGCTGCTTCGCTTGCTTCTACTGCGTTTGCTGCTTCTACTGCGTTTGCTGCTTCGCTTGCGTTTGCTGCTTCTACTGCGTTTGCCATTATACATCATTTACATAAGGAAAAAAATATATAAACTTATAAGAATTAATCCAGGTAGTCGTTTTCGACATAATCACTGCTCTCCTCTTCTTCGGCTTCGTCTTGTACTTCATTTTCAAACAGCTCCTCTAAAGTCGGTTGCCCAGCATACTCGGATAAATCGCCCAAGCGCTCGATATCTCTCGTGCGGTCATATTCTTCCCGCGCAATCCGATTCTTAACTATAATACGATTCATAATTTGGTCGGCTCTTTCGATGCGGTCAGCGTCTGCCTGAGTGAGTATAACCTCTCCATATTTGTATTGAATTTCGCCGCCGATGCGGCGGATATGAACCCAGCCCGGCAATACCTCTATTTGCTTTATTACTGGCGCCTCTACTTTTTTGGCGGCTGCTGCGGAGAAACTGATGGGTGTACCAGCGTTGGCTGGTTTTTTCAAGGTGTCGCCCAGCGAGGGGAAGGCCATTTGGTCCAGGGCGAACCCTTTTTTCAGTTCCGTTTTTTTAGCGAGGGGTCTTTGGCTAACTTTATTGCGGAGCGCTGGGGGTACATATTGTTTGTTGATAAGCATCTTTAACTGGTTTTAAGATATGTTATCTTAAGAATTTATAATTCAATTTTTTATTTAATATTAAACATGTTTTGGTTATCTTTATCATGGATATAGTAATGGTGGCGCTAAAAGCAGCCGGGTTTAACCTAGACCCGCGCCAGGACTACCGAGAGATTTATACGGAATTTATGGCGGTTTTAAATAAGCATACTTCGTTTGCCCCTACTTCGTTTGCCCCTACTTCGTTTGCCCCTACTTCGTTTGCCCCTACTTCGTTTGCCCCTACTTCGTTTGCCCCTCTAACCCCACCTCTCGATTATCCCGCCCTCGAACAACTCGCGTTTCAGCTCACGCTCCAATTGCAAGTCATGGAAGCGCATGGCTTTACGCTGCTTTTCTGGCAGCCGAGTGATATTTTACAAATGAATAGTGATTCGCAAACAATCTACCTCTTGGCCAATCTCTCGCAAATGGTACCCCTCCATGAAAAAGACCCCACACAATTGGTCTTGGTTTATCCCACGGTTTATCCGCTACCGGCGGCGTATTGTGCCCCCGAATTACTGAAAATGGCCGCCTTGCCTTTTCGCACACACCGCAGTGCGAGTTATTATAGTTTGGCCTTGTTGTGTTTGCGGCTCGGGCAACTCTCTTTAGCCAAGCTCGAAGGGACAAAGTTGTTTTATTTTTTAGAGCGATGCTTGAAAGCGGAGCCGAGTGAGCGGATGCTGTTGTACTTTTAGAAAAAGTACGCAAAACATTGTAAATAAGGTTATGCTTGTGCTCGTGGCCGAGCTCGTGTCAGTTTTTGGTCCAACCTTTTCCCAAAAGGTTGTTCCCGAGCTTGCGGTGGGTTTTGCGGCACTTTTTTCAAAAGTGCTTTTGGTCCAACCTTTTCCCAAAAGGTTGTGTTTTGGTCCAACCTTTTTTTAAAAGGTTGTATATATATGTCCATCGTCGCACTCAAACGTAATTCGCGCCGCTTTCAAGTGCCCGTCTCGGCCAACGGTTTTTCACTCAACGGCGGCTACCGCAATCAACGGGTCATTGGCAATACCAATCTCTCTGCCTTAACGAATGGTAGTAACAATATTTGTTCCGCCAACGACCCGGCGGTGGTGAAATTATCGACAAAAAATACCAAAGGCTTGATTTATTCCACCGTTTTGTTTCCGACCTGTCCCGCCGGTGCTACCCCCAACCCGAATTATAATGCCAATTGGGTGAAGAACTTTTCCCCCGAGACACGCAGCGCTGGCCAATATACCACCGATGTAGTACAAGCGAACGCCGCAGTTTGTGTCACCACGAAAATTGATTCCGGGACCGATGTCTCCGGCAACCAGTGTTTACCCGATTGTAAAGCGCGTTCGTATCATATCGGCGGCCGATTCGTGTACACGACCTACAATGCGAAAAACAGTGGCGAGTACGGGCAAGGTGCCATTACAGCAGGTGAGTATTTGCGGGCGGGGTGGTTATTGCGGAACTGCCTGCCCACGCCGCTGGCCCTCGCGCCTGTGCCGCCCGCTTTATTGAACAGTGGCTGTTACCATTGTTAATTTAAAAAATATGTAAATCGTTAATTTAAAAAAATATAAAAACAGCCAGGGTTATTCTCTCTATGGACCCGGTTTCCTTGGACGTCGTCTTTTGTTTTCTGGTGACCAAAGATTTAGTCAAGGAGGAGATTTGGCGGGCTTGGTTTGCGCGTTTACAGGCTTTGAATTTTCGGTTTAAAATTTTGACACATGTCTCGCCTGAGCAGGCAGCCCACGTTCAATCCCCCTGGTTGCGAGAGACACTCTTGCCATCGGCTTATACTTGTGCGACCGCCTGGGGCTGGGTCATGTCAGCCATGTTAAATATGTATACATACGCGGTACAGCAGCTGCCAGCTGCGTGGTATTCTTTTCACTCGGAAGCCTGTGTGCCGCTCGTGACCCCCGAAACCTTTATTGCGAATTTCCAGCGGTTTAAAAACCAGTCTTTTTTACGGTATTCAAAAGCGTGGTGGACACCCTCGCCCGTCATCAACGATAGAGCCAATTTATATTTATTGCCCGCTGAATGGCATTGGGCGCATCCGCAATGGAGCATTTTGTGCCACGCAGATTTGTCGCAGTTGCTAGCCTTGGCAGCCGCGAAGCCAGATTTGACCCAAACTTTACTGACAGGCCATGCCGCGGAGGAAAGTTTTTTGGCGATTTATCTCTACCAAATAAATAACTTTAAGAATGTGGTGCAGAAAGCGACGACATTAGTGGATTGGAAACGGGCGGTGGCTGGTGGCGGCAGTCCGCATACGTTTCAAGAATGGACGGCGGCGGACTTTGCGGTGGTGGCGGAATTGCGGGCCGCTGAAGGCAACAACTACATGTTTTTGCGCAAAATTGGCGCATCGTTTCCGGACGAAGTGTTGCGAGCTTGGGCGGGGGTGTAAAGATATTATATATATAAACATATACTTGTAAACATATACTTGTAAACATATACTTGTAAACATATACTTGTAAACATATACTTGTAAACATATACTTGTAAACATATACTTGTAAACATATAAAACCAATGTGCCTTATATGTTTATGTATTATTTGCTCCGCTTGAACTTACCACCTGCCCTGCCCGTCGGCCTCCGCAAAATGTATTTGGACGCCGTCGAAGCCCACAATAAAAGTATTGATACGGCCGATTACTTTGATGCCGGCTTTAATTTAATCTGCCCCACAGATGTAGATGTACCCGGCTTTACAACGGCGAAAATTGATTTGGGCGTCCGCGGTGCGATGGAGTTTCGCACGTCAGAATACGATTTGGCCAGCCAGACCGATATTCATTACACGATGCCTGTCGGTTATTTTCTCTATCCGCGCTCCAGCACCGGCACCAAGACCCCCTTGCGCTTAGCGAACTCGGTGGGTGTCATTGACGCTGGCTATCGTGGCAACTATATTGCCGCTTTTGATAATATTCGCCCAGCGACATTTAAGGTCGAGCAGGAACAGCGCTTGGTACAAATTTGCCCGCCGAATTTGACGTACCCGCTGCGAGTGGAATTGGTGGAAGAGTTGGATTTGAATACGGTGCGAGGAGCGGGGGGATTTGGGTCGACGGGGAAGTGAGTGTCTATCAATTCGTTTTATAATTGAGTTTATTAACATTTTATAAATATAAAATGTTAATCGTTTTAGTTATGTTAAATAATTTCCAAGATTATATTCTCGATAATATTGCGAATTTAATTAAATTTCAGAATACCAATATTACACTTATTACCGATTTAAAATTTATAAATAAATTTCAGACTCTTTTTCCAAGTTTGAATGTCATTAATGTAGAAGATTTAATTCCGAACTATGCAAATGACATGCTTGAGACAATCAATAGTTTTCGCAACGGTTTTTGGAAATTAACCACCTATCGATTTAATGCCTTACAAGCTTATATGGAAAAATACAATATAACAAATATCGTGCATGTTGAAAATGATGTACTTGTTTACAAAAATTTGGATGAAGTGATATTTCACGATACCAATAAAATATTATTAACAATGGATTCTGAAAAACGTTGTATTCCGGGACTAATGTTTATCACAAATCATATTCTATTAAAAACTTGCCTTCAGCATTTTAACCCCAGATTAAATGATATGGAAAATTGGGGTTTATGCTTTCACTATTTTAAAGCCTATGTGGATACTTTACCAATTTTTATATCTGACAAAAGTTCACCGGGTCGAGAGATGATAACCAGAAATTTTGATAAATATCAAGCAATTTTTGATGCAGCGGCGATTGGTCAATATTTAGGAGGTATCGACACGAATAATTCATCAGAAAATACTATTGGCTTTGTCAATGAAACATGTATATTCAATTATTCAACATATAAATTTATATGGAAAAAAAATGAGAATAATCTGGTAGTGCCCTATATTATCATAAATGAAACAGAATATCCTATTATTAATTTACATATACATTGTAAAAAATTAAAGAAATTTATAAATTATGATAAATAATTTGTATTATAATACAAAATATTATATATGGAAAAAACTGTAAATATTTGGATGAATCGAACACAATGTAGATTGTGTAATAGTTCAAATATAACATGTATATTTAATTTAGAGCCAACACCATTAGCAAATCATTTTGTATCTGAAAAAAAAACACAATGTATTATACCATTAGATTTATATTTATGTGAGACATGTAATCATATTCAATTGTTACAAATAATTAATCCTGAAATACAATATATAGAATATCCATATGTATCATCGACATCAAAAACAATGACATTTCATTTAGAAACTAGTATGAATGATTTTATTGATATATTAAATTTAAAACAAAATGATACTATTTTGGAAATTGGCGCAAATAATGGAGTTTGTATCAAGTATTTAATAGATAACGGTTTTACAAATGTAGTAGGCGTTGACCCTGCACAAAATATTCATAAAACACATTCTTTACCAATAATACCAGATTTTTTTGGGTCAAAGATAATTGATACACTCTATAATAAATATGGCGTATTTAAATTTATTTTTGCGTTCCATTGTTGTGCTCATATCGAAACTATTCAAGATGTATTTACATCTGTTTATAAATTATTAGATGATGATGGAACATTTATAGTAGAAGTCGGTTATTTTTATGAAGTATTCAAAAATATGTTATTTGATGTCATATATCATGAACATATTGATTATCATACATGTACCGCAATGAATAAGTTTGCAAAAACACAACATTTAAAGCTCTATAAAGTAAGGGAAAATAACATTCAAGGTGGTTCAATACAATTTTTCTTTTGTAAAGAAACTGCTCAAAAAGAAATTGATTCAAGTGTTCAATATTTTATTGATAAAGAAAGTAGTATTAATTTATTTAATAAAAATAATTTATTGAATTGGTCGGACAGTATAATAAATAAAAAAAAATCTATTCTTGACACATTACAACAATTAGTATTAGACAAAAAAAAAATAGTTGGTTATGGAGCACCGGCAAAATTAACGACATTTATGTATCTATATCAGTTAAATAACGATTTAATCGAATATATAATAGACGATAATAGTTACAAACAAGGTTTATTTACACCCGGTACACATATTCCTATTAAAAATTGTGATATTTTAAATACAGACAAGGTAGATTATATTTTTTTGTTTTGTTGGAATTTTGCCGATGAAATTATTTCAAAGTTACAAAAATACAGAGATAATGGTATAAAAATTATTATTCCTTTTCCTGATTTAAAAATTATGTAAAATTATATTACATATGAAGTATAAATTTATATTTGTTATTTTGTCGACTTCTAATTTACCAATACAAAATGTATATTATAAGTCTAACGATAAATATGAAAAATTCAAAGAATTACAAAAAATGTATTTAAACTTATATCCAAATGATATAAAGTTTTTTTTTATTGAATATCTTGAAAATTTAGAAGAAAAAATTTGTGAACGAGATGATTTTATTTATGTAAAGGGTAATGAAATACCTATGGTTCCGAATACACTTTTAAAAACTTTATTAGCAGTTGAATACATTCATATCAAATATGATTATGATTATATTATACATACAAATTTATCATCTTTATGGAATATTCCTGTATTATTATCATTATATGATAAAATACCTCGAAATAAATTTTTTGGAGGTCACGTTATATTTAATTCTTTTGTTTCAGGAACAGGAATACTTATCTCACATGATTTAACACGACAATTATTACAGGTAAATCATAATGACGGTGATAATAATGACGTAGTTATTTCGCGCCATATGAATCATTCTAACGTGACCACCTATATGTTGAATAATCTATCGCAATTTAAAATGAATTATCAAATTTTAGACGAAACTGTGACGGATAAAGAATCACCACATCACGTGGATAGGAATCCCATACCTGAAACAATTGACGATATATTGTATTTTCGCATCAAAAATTCGACGATTGAACAGGATTTATACATAACGAAATTTTTAATTCATAAGTTATATCAAGTATAAAAATATATAAAATAATAAGCGTTTATATGTTTATATGTTTAAAGTTGCGGTGGATGGCCGAGGTCGTTTTGGTAATAATTTAATTCAATATTTTGCGGTTAAAGTATTTTGTTCTCTCTTTGGCTCTACGTACGTTTTACATAAAGAGGAGCTCCATCAGCCACAATTAATTACTGAAACACAGTTCTTACGTCTTCTCCTGAGCAAAACACCACCGCAACTAACTAACGATGTGTTTTTGGAAGGTTTTTTTCAAGATATAAGTTTTCTAAGTCGAGAACGTATGTTTATAAAAACCTTGTTTTCCCGAATGAACACCGATGTCATCAATTATCATCACTATGAGAAAAAAATGGTTATCAAAAATTTGGTAATTGATGTGGAAGAAAAACCTGGCCCAAATGATTTGGTTTTGCATCTACGCTTAGACGATTTTATGCATCAAGGACATAATTCCAATATATTAGATGTACAATATTATATACAGGCTGTGCTTGAATGTGAGCCACAGAAGAGAGAAACCGTTTGGCTGGTGGTGGATAAATTGGAGAAAGATTTTGATAAAAAATATATGAACGTTTTAGTGAATGCGTTAAAGGCGAACGGCGGCATTATGAATATTCGACAGCATCAAAAAACATTTTTGGAAGATTGGACTTTTTGCGTCAATGCCACGCATTTTATTTCCTCAAATAGTACCTTTGCTTTAACGGCGATTTTATTGGGTAACATGAACTATGTCGTTTTACCAACCGAAGCCTCCTGGACAAACGTTATCCCCATTGTTGGTATTCTGGATTGTAAAATTGTGGATAATGTAAAAAGAATTCATGCCTTATAATCAAATAGATAAATATGATTTCAATGTTAATTTTATTCTATTACCCATAAAGCTTGGTATTGATGAATTAATTTTTTGGCGCCCATTTTTTCCAATTCTTTATTGACCAAAGACCCTTTTCCACACATCTCTGGGTTATATGTTAATTTCAATGTTGGATACATTTCATTATACTTACCATTATCTAACCATTCAGGAGAATAAGGGGTATCATCAATCAAAACAATACTACCTTTCATGAGTAAATGTTTAACACAATTAAATTCTTTTAAATGATGTTCGGCCGATAAGAGTGGATTCAAAAAATCCACATCATAAGAATCCAAATAAAGAAAATCGATTTGCTCTGTTAACGATGGTAAAAAAATAAGCGAGTCTGAACAGGTAACATGTGTTTTTGCCGTCGTCAAACTATTGGTTTTATTAACCGCGTCTTGGTTCAAATCAACTGAGATTACCCGACCATTCATCAAATTTACAAAATTATCCCAAAGTAAGGTTGATTTTGTTCCATGCGCAGAACAACCCGTTTCAACAAACAAGTAAGATGTTTTATTTTGTTTTATTAGTTCAAGTAATGATTGTTTCATAGTATGATAATTAATGTGGGTATAGAAATCTCCATTTTCCCCTCCGGCCTCCAGATTACCATTATTATAATTTGCCAATGTTTCGTTTTTTGTCTTCTGGCGTTGTTTATTGAAAAAAGAATCAATTAAATTGGAAATGATTTGTTCATTATTGTACATTTATAATACTATAAATGTACAAAAACTTTAAATTTTTTTCGCTTTATATATCTAATTTGTTAAGTCATATTTAACCATTTTTATAACCAGTTTGTTAAATGATATTTTGGGTGTCCATTTTAATTCAGTTCTGGCCTTTGTAGAATTTCCGCATAAGATTTCAACCTCGGCTGGTCTATAAAAATTTGGATTAATTTCAATAAGTAGTATGGGTTCTGAACTATCATCAAGTTTATAATAATATTTTTCATCCCTCGGCTCGCCACTTTTATTTTCCCAATAACCAATAATATTAACATATTGAAAAGCTAATTCTATAAATTCTTTTATGGTATGTGTTTCATTTGACGAAAAAACGTATTCATCTGGAATACCATTATAATTTTCTTTCATCGTATCTTGATTTAGCATTTTCCATACGCCATCTATAAAATCTTCTGCATCACTCCAATCACGTTTGGCATATATATTTCCTAATTCTAATGGTCTAAAATCATAATTATTTTTCTGCAATTCCTTAAATATTCTAACAATATTTTTGGTAATTTTGCGAGTAACAAATTCCTCTCCTCGGCGTGTTCCTTCATGATTAAATAACCAGCCTTGAATCGCATATAAATTATATGAATCCCTATATACTTTTATTAATTGTCTAGATGCAACCTTACTTGCCCCATACGGGCTTCTGGGTTTCATTGGATGATTTTCATCCTGCGGTATGTAAGAAACATTGCCAAATTCTTCGCTTGAACCCGCTTGATAGAGCCTACAAGAGGGTTTAAAATGAACAATTGCTTCTAATATATCTAAAACCGCAGTTGAATTCGCCTGCCACGTTTGTCTTGCAAAATCCCAACTTGATGCGACAAAACTTTGCGCCGCAAAATTGATAAAATAATCTGGTTGCAGTTTTTCGATAATTTTTGAAATAACATGTACATCAGTTAAATCAAAATTAATTAAAAAAAACCTATTATTTGGTTTGATATGATTAAGATTTTTATGATTATAAACACTTAATCTCCTTACGCCACCAAATATTATAAAATCAGTTTGTTCTAATAAAAAATCAACCATATGACTTCCATCCTGCCCAGACACACCGCTTATAAATACACATTTTTTTGTATTATCTATATATTGTACAGCATCATTCACATTTAAAATATTTTCATTTGTATATGTTTCTTTAATATTCATAGTATATATTCGTCAAATAAATATATTTAATATATTTATCTCATATACCAATGAACACTGATAAAATCGTGGTTCGTGTTTAATAACAATCGTTTTGAGTTAATCCAGTCTAATTGACGAATCTCCATTTGTTCACGATAATATAAATATACATAAGTAAAATACAATTCATTTTCGGCTGCTCCACTTAAATCGTAATATTCTGGTTTTACTTCATCTAAATATATTTTCCAAAAAGGTTTTTTATGATAATCCTCTACTAATTTAAATAACGAATTCACTATTGAACTATCAAAAAAGGTATGATGCGATATACCAGATAAAGTGTGTGTTTTTTTCAAAGATGGATGTAATCGATTCATATGTTCAAAATATGGAATATGATATTCAGTTCCGGTTGTAAATATACATTTATTTTCATCGGTTAAAAATTTGGTAGGTTTTAAAAAATGTGTATCACAATCAATAATGAGATATTTTTGAAATATATCGGGTATAACAAACCCTGCATAAAACTTTAATAATTGCTGTAAATACCATCCATTTCTATCACGTTTGCCATGAATACTAGCAACATCGCTTATATTAAAAGGAAACATTTTTTCATCGATTGTAATTGTTCCCTCTATTTGGATTGATGGATTTTTGCAAATCAAATATATATTTCGGTAGCCAACTATGTTTTTTTTCGAATAGTTAACCGAACTATTAACAATTTCTTTATCATTTGGTCCAACACATATCACTATATCAAATGACATTTATATAAATTCTATAATAATATATTTTTATATTATTTTAAAGATATAGAATATTCATATATATAATGAACTTTATTATTTCTGGTGAAAAACTACAAAATATTTCCGACATCTACTTGGGATGTCCTGAGGATTTTAACTATAATCCTGTGATTGAAAAACAAAAAAATAAAAACAAAAATATTGGAGAAATTACTGGTTTTTATGCTAATCCGTGCGTTGTGTTTTGTTATACACATCGTATTGATAAATTGGCCAAAATAATTCATTTTTTTATGAATGATTTTGTATTGATTACACATAATTCTGATGAAAATATTGTAGACGATAAAAACCCTGCTATTTCGCAAATAGTCCAATGCGACAAATTAGTAAAATGGTATACACAAAATTTAGGTATTGTGAATAATAAAATTCATTTTCTACCGATTGGTATAGCTAATCAACAATGGGAACACGGCGCGCATTTTAAACATTTTTATGAGAATTTATATACACCAAATAAAGATGCTTATCAAATACGAAAAAAAGAGAAAAGTGTATATTTTTTCTTTGAAATTTCAACCAATAAAATCCAACGGCAGGATTGTTATGATTCACTGATAAATAAAATACCATTTTTAAATAAAATTTGCCCTATGGATAATTTTAAACGCTTAAGTGATTATGAATATTGCCTCTGTCCGGAAGGTAATGGATTGGACACCCACCGTTTTTGGGAAGCCTTATATTTGAACTGCGTGCCTATTGTAATTCGTAATCCTTTAATCGATATTATTAAAAATACAACGAATTTGCCAATGGTTATATTGAATTCTTGGCAAGATTTACATATCAATGAATTACCCAGATATGATAGTTTTGATTTTTTGACTGCGGCCAATTATTTGGATTTAAACTTTTATAGAAATACTATTCTTCAATGCTTTAAACATTAATCTTCTGCCAATGCGGTGGGAATAAATCGGCCATGTTTTTATAGCCCATGGCGGGTCCGAACCATGTCGTTGGGTAATAAACTTGAGAGGCTGCCCCTCCCTTTTCAGCGGACGTACTGGCGGATGAAAAATAAGCCCCCCACCAACTAAACGTGCTATTCGCAATAATCTGGTGCCGGCAGAGCGACATGACAATAACTTGCTCCCAATCCGCGAGGCGGTGGTCAATACATTGAAACGTGAATTTGCCTTGGAATGCTGGATTCGCTTGGAGTTTTTCGATGAACTGTGTTTCTACATAGGCTTGGTCGTTTTGTTCGCAGAAATAGAGGATGTGCCATGGTTGCTGTTGCTGTGCTGCTTGTTCTAATGTTTCGCACAAAGCCGGGCTTGTATCTTTACAAAACTGCGTCAATGCTTTCATGTAATACTCCAGCGGCATCAGCGGATGATGGTTCGGCAGTTGAGCATAATCGCCCACCCGAAAATGGACGGCCAGTGTCCGCGCATAATTGTATTGTGTTCGTTCTCTCACCAGGGCTTGCGTTTCTTCCAGTTTCAGCAGCCTGAAAATCATGGCTTGGTGGGCTTGGAAGTATTTGTACGACTGGAAATAGCCAAAGAGTTTGACATGCGCTTGCTCATAGAATGGGATGGCCTGATAATGAAAGCCCTGCTCCGTCAGGGTGACTGGGGGATGAGAGGAGGGTGCTTGTTTGACAAACGGCTTCAGGGTCTGGAGCAGCGGTGTTTGCCAGTACGTCCGTTTGCGTTGGCCATGTTGAATGGGCTGCGGCGAAAAATAGAAGGGCAATTTGTATTTCAGCGCATAAGCCAGTAAGGCGAAAATTTGGAACAATTGGTTGCCTAAGCCACCCATGATTTCTGCGGTCGTGTGCTGCATCTTAGGTTATATTGTATTTAAACTTTTATATGTATTTAAAACTTAAGGTTTTTAAATAGATATAAAATGAAAGTGCTGACATCTGTTGTCAACAATCCCACTTTTATTGAAATTCAATACCACACCCTGCGAAAGTATTTGAAAGGGGCGCCCTACGAATTTATTGTGTTTAATGATGCCAAAAACTTTCCCGACCCGTCGAACGAGGGGGATTTGACGCTACGGTCGCAAATTAGCGACATGTGCCGGACATTGGGTATTCAGTGTATTGAGATTCCCAACGACCACCACCAGTTTTTGAAACACCGCCACGAAGATGTTTTTAATAAGCATATTCTGCGCTACCAGCACGAGCACCCCGATAAATATTTGTTGCTCGATAGCGATATGTTTCTCATTGCGGAGTTGGATATGTCCAAGTATTTTTCATACGATTGCGCGGTCTTACTGCAAAGTCGGCCCGAACTGCATTATATCTGGCCGGGGTTGTGCTATTTCGATATGACAAAAATCCAAGCACCCCATTTATTAAATTGGGCACAAGGCCGGGGTGGCGATACAGGCGGCATGATGGCCCCGTGGCTGCAGGCGCAAATGGCTGGGGCTGCGCTGCCTTCGACTGACGATTTGCGGTGGAAAAAAGACCAGACCTTTCATACCACGAGCGTTTATTTTATCCCGCATTTGTGGAGCTGTTCGTGGGACGCGACCGAATTGCCTTTGAAAGACTCGGCCTTATTAACTTTTTTACAAGAGGACCCGCGCAATGTAGGGGGAAAGTTTTTTTGCGAAATCTATGACAATGTCTTTTTACATTACCGTGCCGGTGGCAATTGGATTGGCGAGGGTCTGGATGTGCACAAGGCTTTAACTATGAAATTGAAGCAGGTGCTTCTTGGCTAATGCTTCTTGCTAACGTAAATTCGGTCCAAACCCCCGTTTTTTCAACATTTTTTTGGCCTTGGTCGCGATGTTTTGGTAGGTTTTCTTGGTGTGCTTATGGCCACTGCTTCGCTTGCCATTGCTTGTGGACCCGCTTCGCTTGCGCATTTTCTTGCTGCCATATTCTCTGGCCCGAACATACGCCGCATAGATGCCTTTGATATTGATTTTACACGTGCCTTTGGCGCAAATGGGGAAACAGCTTTCATTCGTGGGGCCTAAAAAACATTTGGTGCCGCACTCTTTTTTCATGACCGTCCGTTCATGGGTGCCTGGCGACATTTTGGCCCAGCCTTTACTCGAGAGTTTCTTGGTGCGCTTGTTTGTACTGCTTTGCATGGACATTATAATATATCCAGTTATAATATCTTATGAGTCGGCTTTCCACCGTCGATAGTCTTATTTTTTCACGGAGTTGTCCCGTTTGGGAACAAAGTGATAACCTAACCGATATCGGCGAGGAGAATGTTGTTGTGAATATGGACGACTATTTACTCAGCAGCGAACCAAGCGACTCGGAGCATGCGGATGCCGATATAGAGGGCGACAGTTGCCGCGAGACATCCGCGGACGGTGTTGTCTCTTATAAAAAACTCTCCTACATTGATGTGCGGGATTATATCAATAAATCCTATGAACCTGATATTGTCCACCGTTATTCCGCGGCTTTGGATATTTTAGCGAGCTACATCAAGGGCCAAAAAACGATTTATATGGAAACACGGACCCATGTGGTCACGTTGTTAAATTTCTTAATGATACCTGCGCTGTTTATTTCCGGCCTAATTACAGTCCTCCAGGGTTATGTCGGGCTCTATGTGTTAACCAGTTTCTCGGCTTTGGTGACCTTTCTCTTAGCCATTATTAATTATTGTAAACTCGAGGGGGCGGCCGAGGCACATAAAACCTCCGCCTACCAATACGATAAACTCCAATCGTTTATTGAATTTCAGTCAGGGCAAGTGTTGCTTTTTTGTAATCCCATCTTGAATAATGAGATTCTAATGCGGCATTGCGAGAAAGAGAAAAAAAACATCGAGGCAAAGTACATTGGCAAAACCGATATACGAGAGCAAAATGAAGAGGAAAATGCGATGCTGAATAAGATTTATGCGGACCGCTTAACCGCTGAAAATGAATTGATTACGAATATGCGAGGCCATATGGCGCGCATTGAATCGGATATTTCCGATATTAAAGAGACGAACCAGTTTATTGTGCCGCAGAAGATTCGCTATAATTATCCTTTGCTGTATAATACAAACGTGTTTTCTATCATTAAAAAAATCGACGATTATCGGGCAAAAACCTTGACGGATTTGAAAAATATTAAGAATGAGTTGCGGTATATTAGTGCCTATATGAAAGTCCAGTCAGCGCCAATAGAAGTGTTGACGAAATATAAGAAAAGGTCCAATTCGTTGTTCATTGAGAAAAAAAACACCATCAATACCATTTTATTTTTGAATACCGCTTTTTCAATGATTGATAAGATGTTTCAACAGGAAATATTAAATGCTAAATTGCGCAACGACCACTTTCTGCGTTTTTATTTTTATGATATAATGCGGTGTTGCTGTATGGATAAAATGAAATTTTTATTGCCGCCCAAATATATAGAACCGGAAGTCTCGGGTGGGAAAATATTTTCCGACATCATGGGCGGGTGGTAAGTTTTTTTATTTTTATTTTTATTTTCGGCCCTGCTGTGCCTGCTGCGCTTGTGCTTGCTGCTGTGCTTGCTGCTACGCTTGCGCCTGCCATTCGCTCGACGAATTTGCGCTTCTTCTCATGTAAATTCACCGAGAATGTATCCATCGTAAGGGGGCAGCAGCCCCCTTGAACCCCCGCCACTTGAGGTGGGATTATTTCTCCCTCCCCGAGCAGAGGTGTCTCCACACAACCTAGCGGTGGGATTATTTCTCCCTCCTCAAGTGGCGGGGGGGTCTGGGGGGCGGCAGCCCACCATAGGACATACCGAAACACATGGACTTCTTTTTTTTGCCCCATGCGCCAACACCGCGCAATGGCTTGCTGTTCCGTCGCCGGATTAAAGTGTGGGCTGGGTAAATAAGCCTCGCTATAATGGTCTTGGAGATTGAGACCTTCGCGGCACATTTTGATTTGGGCCAAGAGAATATCAACAGGCTCGTTTAACACTTTGGCGCGCTGGCTCGTGGGCACGCGGCCATCAAACTTGGCAATATGGAGGCTGGGGTCGGCTTCCCACAATTTTTGCGCGAATGTATCGATTTCCGCATAGTAATGACAAAACACGATTTTCCCACACCCATTGGCTTTGCGGTCTAACAACGTTTTCAGAACCGCGTTTATTTTTAGGGGTAGGGGGTTAGCACCCCCTACAACCCCCCTTCCGGGTGATACGCCCCCTAGGTCGCCCCCTAGGTCGGACCCTGTTTCGATTGGGGGTTGTAGGGGGGTACCCCCTAGGGTCTCATCTAGGGTTGGCATTACTTCTAAGGGGGGGTGTAGGGGGGTACCCCCTAGGGGGCCGGCCCCCCATGAGCAAGCCATCTTCGCCTTCGCCAGATATTTCATTTTGAGTGCTCTAATATTCTCCGTTTCGGCTAGAATAAGCTTCGCCGGTGTTTTTAGTGGCACATGACAACACGGTACCAAGGAATGGATATGTAAGGCGTTTTCACTGTCCCACTCGATATTAAGCGTATGTTCGTGTAAGGCCGGCAGAACTAGGCCCGCACCAGCCTTGGTCTTGTAAAAGACGACCTGCTTGAACGTTTTAGTGTAATTATCGCCCGCATCGTAATAGACTTTGCTCTTCGACAACCCTAAGAGACTATATAAATTGTATAGTTCTTTTTCATTGTTTTGTAATGGCGTGCCCGTCACGAGCCAACAAATCTCACTGCGGAGCAGTTTCATGCCTTTGAATTCATTTGTATTATGATGGCTCACGTGATGCGCCTCGTCGCAGATGACACGATTCCACACAATCGCATGCAGCAACGAAAGTTTGCGACCTTTTTGTGCTTGTTTTAACGAGGGAAGGGAAATTTGGCCATACGTGGTCAAGACAATTTGCGCCGCTTGAATATGCCACATTGTCATGTTTTTTGGCCGCGAACCGTGATACACGAGTGGCTTGTACCCACAGAACTGAATGATACATTTTTCCCATTGGTCTAATAAAGACCGCGGTAAAACAATCAACGTCTGGGCCTTTAAATTGCATTTCACCAGACCGAGCATAATAATCGTCTTACCTAGACCCATTTCGAGGGCGAGAATGCCGCCTTTTACCTGTGCTTGCTGCTCTGCTTGCTGCTGCTCTGCTTGCTGCTGCTCTGCTTGCTGCTCCTTTCCCGCACACCATTTAAAACATTCCGCTTGAAATGGTTTGTGCTCTAACTGATTGCGGTTCAAAAAGGCTTTAAACTTTGAATTCATTTTGCTCGTTGTATCGAGTGGAAATTGCTTTTGCTTTTTTCCATAAAAAGTATTCAATTTTTTGACAAACATAAAAAAACTGGTTTATTTTTCAAACATCGGCCCAAGAACTTTTGGAATAATCAAACTTGAGATAGGCTGCTTCGACTGGTTCTGCTTCGGCTGCTTCTTCTTCGGCTGCTTCTTCTTCGGCTGCTTCTTCTTCGGCTTCCGCCTCGACAACTTGTGCTGCCGGCGCTTCTTGTATCTGCTCGGTTTGCTGTACGACTGGCGTTTTCGACTTTACAATCGACGCCCAACTCGCTGGGCTTGTACGAAGCGCGCTGCTTGTACGAAGCGCGCTGCTTGTATGAACCGTGCTGCTTGTATGAACCGCGCTGCTTGTATGAACCGCGCTGCTTGTACGAACCGCTTTCAAAATAACTGCGGCTTCTTTCGACGCTTTATCGAACAAAGCGTCGAAATAATTTTTGTTTTCCACCGGCGGCGGCGACTCACACAAGCGGGCGGCGCGCTTTTGAAGTGCTTTTTTCTTTTCTTTTTGCTCACTTTGTTTATGCTCACTTTGTTTATGCTCACTTTGTTTATGCTCACTTTGCCTATACTTACCTTCCAGCGCAGGGCAATGCGAGGGTGTATGACCAGTTTTTTTACAATACTTACATTGCTGGTTCAAAATGAGGGGACAGACGACATTTCCGCCAATAGTATCCCGCACATAATGCGACGAATAGATTGAAACCGTTTTGCCTGCGTCATAACACACCTTACAAAATTTGCTCTTGCTTCGGCTGGTGCTGCTTGTGCTGCTTCGGCTGGTGCTGCTTCGGCTGGTGCTGCTGCTTGTTCGGCTCGTGCGAGTAGACATTTTCTTTATTCTTTTTCGGTTGGGGTTAGAGTTGCTTTATTTTAAAAAAGTATTTCAATTTTTTGCAAAAAAGAAAGGCAAAAAATTAAAGGCGGCTATGGTAATAGTTCAAGTGCATTTTTATATAATCGACTACCGTATTTGTATTATTAAATGTGTTTTTATAATCGACTTTATTTAAGGGTACAATTATTTCGATTTCATTGGTTTTGGGTATATGTGTTATTATAAATTCATCTGGCGGATTGCTACTGCTCTGCTTGCTATAGCAAAGTGTATTCTCATTTTTATACATTCGCCATTTGTTTTGTACAAAAAACGGGTGAATAACATTAAAAATTGTTTCTATCATTAATGTTATTAGAGCTACTATCTTTATATTATTTTTCTACATTTTTGTATCTACTACGTTTGTGTCTACTACGTTTGCACCTACTACGTTTGCACCTACTACGTTTGTGTCTACTACGTTTGCACCTACTACGTTTGTACGTTTGTACCCATACAGGGACTCGAACCCTGAATCTCAAGGTTAGAAGCCTTGCGCGTTATCCAATTACGCTATACGGGCTTTTCCCCTTACCCCCACATTTTTATACGGGGGTTCAAGGGGGCAGAGCCCCCTTTCTTCTCAGCTGGAGTTGAACCAGCGACCTAAAGATATCAGTTTAACCTATTACAGTCTTCCGCTCTACCACTGAGCTATGAGAAGGTCTACTTCCCTTTTCTGCGTCCTTGCTGCGCTGCCTGTCTGCTCGTCTGCTTGTCGTCTGCTTGTGCTTGTGCTTGTCTGCTATGCTTGTCTGCTATGCTTGTCTGCTGTATTGTCGTCGAATTGCTATACCATCTACCTAAAAAACAAAAAAAAAAAGAAATTAGTATCTTAAATTGATACGCCTACTACTATAAAAAAAAGGGGGAAAAGCACATGCGGTTTTGTTTTGCGTGAGACCCATTTATAACTCACACTATATTAGAAGATTATTTCTTTAAATTATTTTTTTAAAGTATTTAAAATTATATATATCAGATAATATAATGGCTGCTAAAACTGCTGCTCAATTAGAACGCATTATTCTAGAAAAGAATTGTAAAAATAAAGATGAATGTGCGATTTGTATCGATACACTCGCTTCAAAAACGGTGGCTTATTTACCTTGTAGTCATTTTTTCCATCATGCTTGTCTAAAACAAGCATTCGCGAAACAGTTGTATACGTGCCCACTCTGTCGATACGATTTGGTGCCAGCCTTAACGAAAATGAAATTTGTATTTCCGGTTTATACGCCGCCGATTTATTCTTTTATTTTTCCGTATGATGATATGCCCGAATTGATTGATGATGAGGAAGATGATGATTTAACTGCTTGGACCGACATGCTTGTGGATATGATGGGTGAAACGGCCAACCTTTATGCGGCTGAACCGGATGTGGTTATTTATACGTTTGCTGGGCCACATGCTGGGTCACATGCGTTTACCGATGCGTTAGCTGGGCCACATGCTGGGCCACATTCTGGGCCACATGCTGGGCCCCATGCCGAGCCCGATGTGTTTTTTACAAGCACGTTATATCGTCCGCATTAACAATCTTTGGATACAGCTTAACAAAGCCCAGTCCGACCAGCAGACCGATGGCGCTGCCCGCCAGTAATTGTTCGGCAGAATGCCGGCGTGTTGTATAGCGCTGCCACAAAGTTAACGCGGTCTGCATGAGGGCGACCGTTGTTAACCATGGTTTCCGGAAATACATCGCAATAAAGGTGAGCTCAGAAACAGTGGCTTGCGCGTGGCCAGACGGCATTCCGTAATTCTTATGAATCGATAAATAGTTTTCTAGGGTGGGTTTTAAATGTGCAAACTGTGGGTCTTTATCACTATCTGGGCGTGGAGCTCTTATAGTGTTTTTCATTACGACATTTACGAGATGACTAAGAATTTGCCACGTTACAACATACATATACGGATAAGGACTGGTGAGATGCTGCGAAGCAAAGGTGAAAAGGATGAGCGCGAGTAAAATATTTGGGCCGAGATAACCTATGGTGGAGAGATATTTATTCATTTTATATATATCTCTCATTTTCTTTTTATGTAATGCTTACGGGTTTTCTTATTTCGCCGCTTAGATTTGCGCCCATTAGATTTGCTTTTGCGTTTCTTATATGTGCTTCTGCCGCCATAAGGTCCTACTACGTTTGATTGACGACTACGTTTCATTTTACCAGATTGGCTTGGACCTGCTACGCTTGGACCTGCTACGCTTGGACCTGCTGCGCTTGGACCTGCTACGCTTGGACCTGCTACGCTTGGACCTGCTACGCTTGGATGATGAGAGAAATGTGATGAATGTTCTTTATTTGCCTGACGATAGCACGTATTGCCATATTTACACGGTGGTAATAATAACCACCCTATCGAAGGTATAACCGATTTACTCACGTGTTCAATGGTTGTGTTTGATAAATTTTTATATCTTGGATCTGGTTTATGCGATTTATCTATTGGATCATAGACATAAGCAAAATCTAAATCAGCTTTTATTTTTCCTTTTACGTGACAATCATCGAATAATTCATTGTATTGTTTACTGTCCATTATAAATTCACCTGTTACTCCAGTTTGTTCAAATATAGACAATAATATAGGCACCCAAGGATAGGTTTCAAGATACTCGTTAGAATTACAATATATATTGGCCAAAAAAAGAAAATACAACCGATTCACCGGCTCATATTTTCGATAGAGACCAGTATGTTTACGCATCATAAATGCAATCATTTCAAACAATCTACCATTTTGATAAGTTGGGTCTGGATAAATCGTTCGTGTAGCAATTAGGGCTAAAAAATCATTCGTAAATTGTTCTTTTCTTAACATCATATTTTTTGTAACACCAATACGATATTTAAATTTATCATCATCTAATACTTTTTTATCTATCTCAGTTCGATTCGCTATAATTAATTCCTCGATCTCTCTTTGAAAATCAGATGGAGTTTCCATTATATATATATGTACATATATATATGACACGTCGGAATATTTTAACTGGCCGGCGACCAACGCGTAAGATGAAAGGGGGTAAAAAACGTGCTATGTCTGCTTCGCGTGCGCTTGGCACTGCACCACGTGCGCTTGGCACCGCTTCGCTTGTCCCCACTTTCTTACATATGCTTAATACAGTCAAACTCTACCACTGGAAGACAACCTCTTTTTCAACGCATAAAGCCACCGACGAACTGTATGCGGAATTGAATGAAAAGATTGATGAATTTGTCGAAGTCATGCTCGGGAAACGAGAGCTGGGTGGCCGTGCGAAATTGTTAAATGTGCCTTTGATTAAATTGTCGGTGTATAGCAACAATGAGG